ACTTTGTCGCCGTCAAAGGGGCCGACGTTGAACGCCCCGAATCCATCGGCGCGCACATGCCCGCCTTCCCGCTGCCCAACATCAAGATGGCCGAAATCGGCGCCGCCATCGTCCGCGCCCGCTCCGGCGACCTCGCCGCCAAGATGGACCTGGCCCACGGCTATGAGGCCATCGACTACGAACAGGCCCGCGCCACCTCCGACCACCTCGAAGTTTTGCGGCTGTGCGACGACCGGCCCCGCGACCTGGTGCCCGATGCCGCCGCCGTTCTGGTGCTCAACGTCGACACCCAGCAGGATGGCTTCTATTACGAGGCCGCCGCCGTCGGGCCGTGGGACGGACAGACCGAACCCACCACCTGGCTGATCAGCAAGGGGTATTTGCTCGATTTCGCCAGCCTCGTCACCCTGGCCGCCCGCACCTGGCACAGCGCCGGCGGCAAACAATTCCGCATTATCAGCGCCCTGATCGACTCCGGGGGCACCCGCAAGGCCGGGGCGCCTGCCGGGCATAGCCGCACCGCCGAAGTGTACGCCTTTTGCAAGCAAAACCCGTTATTCAAGCCCGTCAAAGGAACCGGCCGCAAACAGGGCGCGCCGGTCACCTACAGCATCATCGACCGTTTTCCCGGCACAGCCAAAGCCATCCCCGGCGGCCTGCGCCTGATCCTCCTCGATGTCCATTATTACAAAGACGAGCTCGCCCGCCGACTGCAGCTCGATCCCGAAGCGCCAGGCGCCTTTGTGCTCTACAGCGGATATACCACCGCCCAACTCACCGCCGGGGCCGATCCAGCACAAAACGAGCTCACCGACTACGCCAAGCACCTCTGCGCCGAATATAAAACCGAACTCGGCCTGTGGGAACACGACCAAAAGGCCGGACGAAACGACTATCACGACTGCGCCACCTATCGCATGTATCACATCGACCTGCTCAAGCAGTGGGGCAGCCTCACACCCGAGGCAATCGCCCGCCCGATCCGGCGAATTATCAGCAAAGGAGTCTCGCAGAATGGTTGACAAAATCCGCCTTACCCGCCATGAAATCGCCGCCTACAAACGCGAGATCCTCGAAAGCAGCGTCCTGGTCCGCCTCGACGAGGCAGCCGAAATCCTCGCCATCGACAGCCGCACCCTCAGCCGCCGCATCGAGGAGGGACGCATCGCGCCGTACAACGACAACCCCTCCCGCAAAGGGGTGCGCATCCTCGCCAGTGAGCTGCAGCGCTATGTGCGGGAGATGCGGCAGGAGATGCAAGACTAAGTATCTGCTGAATCTGGATGGCACAGGGCGTTATCGAAAGGGGAGGAAGAAATGAAAGAACCAGAAATCGAAATAGCGGATATTGTCCATCATGCGCCGACCGGTGAAGACTGGATCGTGGCGAAAGTCGACGCCCTGCATGTTTGGCCTGCAGGCTGGCCACCATGTCGGGCGAACAGGGAAGACTGCACCCTTGTCCGAAAGGTTGGAGAAAGCAGGCGATTCGAGTTGATCGCCAGATTAAAAGAATTGCCAGAAAGTGACGAGAGGAAATACCGGGAAGAAGGGGGGAAATAATGGCAACAATTACTGATGAACAAATTGCGGAATGGCGGACGATGCGCAAAAAAGGAATGGTTTCCGCCATAGGCGAATACACGCCTGATGAGTTTTGGGCCGCACTGGACGAAATCGAACGGCTGCGGGGAAAAAAAGAAAAGGATATCGACTGCTTTATTAGGGTTAACCCCCAAGGAGATAAGGCTATGGCTGCCGGTTATTGTATGACAAATGAAGAGTTGCAAAATAGCATTATTGAAACAAACGAGATGATAAAAAACCAACTGACGCCCGATGATATTTTTAAAATATTGACTAAACATTTAGAAAAACTGCTTGAGATACAGGCGGCAAGGGCAGCAATAGTTAACCTTGGCGAAGTTGGAATATAATTACACCCATAAAAAACAAGGACGACTGCCAAATGACCAGCAATAAATAACGCACCAAAAAGCCCCGCACCCCGCGGGGCTTTTTTCTGTCAGTGCCAGACAGTGCCCGTCAGTGCCCCGTGGATAAATTCCGGAGGGCAGGCGACAATCTCCGAGACTCATACCGGAGGATTTATGGCGGGCATCACCCTCGAACAAGCGCAAGCCCGACTCACCCAATACCTGGCCGCCGAAGAAGCCGTGCTGGCCGGGCAGCGGTACCGCCTCGGCGATCGTGAGATGACCCGGGCCGATCTGTCCGCCATCCAGCAGGGCATCGTAATCTGGAACGCCCGCTGCGAGCGACTGACCCGCTCCGGCATCACCGTGCGGGAGGTCATCCCACGATGAAACTCGCCAAAACCATCAAAATGCACGGCAAAGAATTTTCCGTTCCCGTCACACTCGCCGATCGCGTGGTTAACTATTTTGACCCGGTGTCCGGCGCCATGCGCTACAAATCCCGGGTTGCCATGGCCTTGGGTGGTGGTTATCAAGCCGCCGATAAAACTCGCCGCGCCAACCAGTCCGGCAGCAAACGCGAAATGGACGCCGACAGCGCCATCCTTCCCGACCTGCAGACTCTGCGCGAAGAGTCGGAGAACCTGCTGCGTAACTCAGCCATTGCCGCCGGCGCGATCAAGACCAACGTCACCAAAGTGGTCGGAACCGGTCTCAAAGTGAAAAGCGCCATCGACCGCGATCTGCTAAAGCTCACCGACGAGCAGGCCGACGAATGGGAGTACCAGGCCGAGCGCGAGTACAGACTCGCCACCGAAACCCGCGAGATCGACGCCGAACGCCAGTTGCCATTTTCCCTGCTGCAAGGCTTGATCTTCTTGAAGTCTTTGGAAGATGGCGACCTGCTGGTGAACATGCCGCGCTTTAAACGGCCCGGGTCACCCTACACCCTCAAGCTGCAACTGATCGAAGCCGCCCGGATCTGCAACAAAGACGGCGTTTCCGACACGCCGCAACTGGTCGCCGGGGTTAAAAAAGATGCCACCGGCGCGCCGATCGAATACCAGGTATGCAACCAACACCCCGGCTCCCGCCGTTACCGGCGCGCGGCGCAAAAATTGGCATGGACGACCATCCCCGCTTTTGGGGCCCGCACCGGAGACCCGTTATGTCTGCACCCGTTTGACAAGACCCGCCCCGGCCAGACCCGGGGTGTGCCTTACCTGGCACCCGTCGTCGAGCAGATCAAGCAGCTCAGCCGCTATACCGACGCCGAAATCATGGCCGCCGTGGTCTCCGGCATGCTCACGGTGTTTGTCACCTCCGAAAGTGGCCAAGCGCAGCTCGGGCCGGCACCCACGCAAGACAATCCGGACGGTGACGCCTCTCTGCAGACCGACACCACCGGCATGGAGCTCGGTTATGGCTCCGTGCTGGGACTGCTGCCCGGTGAAAAGGTCGAGTCCGTCAACCCCGGCCGGCCCAACCCGGCCTTTGATCCGTTCATGCAGGCGATTCTGCGACAGATCGGCGTGGCCCTCGAACTGCCCTTCGAGCTGCTCATCAAACATTTCACCGCCAGCTACAGCGCCGCCCGGGCCGCCATGCTCGAAGCCTGGAGCTATTTTAACCGCCGGCGGCACTGGCTGGTGTCCCAACTCTGCCAGCCGGTCTATGAAGCCGTCATCACCGAGGCCGTTGCCACCGGCCGGCTGACAGCCCCCGGTTTTTTTACCGATCCCCTCGTGCGTCGCGCCTGGCTCGGCACCAGCTGGCTCGGTGACGCCGCAGGACAGATCGACCCGCTCAAAGAGATCAACGCCGCAGCGGCCCGTGTCGAGCTCACCGTCAGCAGCCTCGACGAAGAATCCCGCAAGCTCACCGGCACCCCCTGGGAAGACAAGCTCCCGCAAATCATCAAAGAGCGCCGGTACCTGCGGGAAAACAACATCGCCATCAACCGCCTGCAGTTCGACCAGGACACCGCCGATGATGGCGGAAGCGATTTGGAGACGTCATGAAACTTATCGATATTATCAACGGCCCGTGGGTTATCTCTTCCGAAATGCTCGGCGAGATCCAGGAGATTTACCGCGCCCATGTGCGCGGCCCCAAGATCGACGTGGCGGCCATAGAGGCCAGTCTCGGGCGGCCATTAAACAACGAAACAAAAGGTTACAAGGTGATGGACGGCGCCGCCATTGTGCCGGTAGACGGCGTCATCGGCAAAAAGATGAACCTTTTTTCGCAGATTTCCGGAGGCTGCTCCACGGACGTTTTGCAAAAGAACGTCAGCGAAGCCCTCGCGGACCCCTCTGTCAAGGGGATCATCCTCGCCATCGACAGCCCCGGCGGGACGGTCACCGGCACCTCCGAAGCGGCCCGCTTTATTCGCGAGGCCCGAGGCAAAAAACCCATTTACACATGGTCGGACGGCTGCATGTGCAGCGGCGCTGCCTGGATCGGCACCGCTGCGGACGGTGTTTATATCAGCAGCGGCACGGTTATCACCGGCAGTATCGGTGTGCTGGCCAAACACATAGACACCAGTGGCGCCGAAGAGAAAGCCGGGCTTAAGACCACCGAAATCACCGCCGGCCGCTACAAGCGCATCGCGGGGCAATATGGCCCTCTCAGCGACGAAGGCCGCGCTGACATGCAGTCGCGCGTGGATGCCGTGTACTCCGAGTTTGTGAACGATGTCGCCGCGAACCGTGGCTGCACCGCCGAAGAGGTACTGGTGCACATGGCCGACGGCCGCGAGTTTGTCGGGCGGCAGGCCATAGAAGCCGGCCTGGTCGACGGTATCGCCACCCTCGGCGAAGTTATCGCCATGATCCATCAAACCAAGGCCCCGGCCGGTGTTGCCCGGGCCGCAAACCAGAAAGGAAAGATCATGACTCTGGAACAACTGAGGAATGGTCATCCCGACCTGGTCGCGGCAATCACTGCCGAGGCCACCGAAGGGATGATCGCCGCCGCCGATCTGCAAAACCAGATCGCCACCGCCCGCGCCGAAGGTGCCGAAGCCGAGCGCCAGCGCATCGCCGATGTGCGGGCCTGCTCCCTGCCCGGCCATGAGGCACTCATCGCAACCCTGGCCGCCGATGGCAAAACCACCGGCCCCCAGGCCGCCATGGTGATTATCGCCGAAGAGAAAAAACGCACAGGCAGCGCCGCGGCCAACATCGCCGCCGACGCGCCGCCGGTTGTGCCTCCCGTTGCCGATGGTGACGACGGCAAGAAGCTCAAGCGACGCGATTTTGACGCAATGACCCCTGCCGCCCAGGCCGCATTCGTGCGGTCCGGCGGTCAGGTTGTCGCCTAATCCTGCGGCGATTAAGTATTGAAATGTAGGGGCGGCGCTTGCTCCGCCCTGGGGCGAGGCAAGCAGCGCCCCTACAAGAACCGGATTTCGATATTTATCCACCGGGGCAATAATCACCTTAAAGGATCGTAAAGGAGTCACACCATGGCCAACACCCTCACTGGGCTTATCCAGTACATCTACGACACTGTGGACAACGTCAGCAACGAGCCGTCCGGGTTGATTAATGCTGTCTCGATCAGCGGGAAAGCCGAACAGGCCGCCCTCAACCAGGATATCACCTATCCCATCACCGCCGTCGGCACCGAGCGGGACATTACCCCCGCCGCCACGCCGCCGGCCTTTGTCGACGAAACGGTCGCCGCCGGCACCATGAAGCTGACCAAAGCCAAATCGGTCCCCTTTTACTGGACCGGAGACGACGAAGCCCGGCTTGGCATGGAAGCCAAAAACGGCATTCAGGATAACAAGATCGCGCAGGCGATCCGCCGTCTGCGCAACCTGATCGAGATCGACCTGGCTGCGCTGCAGCTCTACACCTCCCGCGCCTACGCCGCCCACGCCACCACCCCGGCAGCTCTCTTCGCCAGCAATCTCGGTGAGGTGGCCCAGGCCCGCAAGATCCTCGTCGATAATGGTGCCCCATCCAATGACATCCAGATGGTGCTCGACACCGTCGCCGGCGCTTCTGTCCGTACCTTGGTCGGTCTCGGATCTTTCCAGGGTGCCAGCATGCTCAACACCGGCGAGTTGATTGACATTTACGGCGTCAAACTGCGCGAGTCGGCAGGCATCGTCACCACTACCGCCGTCGGAAACAACACCGGACCTTATGTCATCAACGGCGCGCACGCTGCCGGAGCGACCGACATCACCCTCAAAACCGGCACCGGAACCATCCTGGCTGGCGATGTCGTCACCTTTGGCACCAACACCAAGGACAAGTATGTCGTTCAAGTTGGTCTGGCCGCCGCCGGCGACATCACCATCAACGCCCCGGGCCTGCAGACCGCCCTCGAAGATGGCGACGCCATCGTTGTAGTCGGCACTTGCACCCGCAATATGATTTTCGCCCGCTCGGCAATCCATCTGCTGGCCCGCCTGCCCAAACAGCCCAGCGGAGGAGACGCAGCCACCGACGAGCTGATCGTTCAGGACCCGGTCACCGGTCTGCCGTTCCGCTTCGCCCAGTACAAGGGATATCACGCCAACCAGTTCGAAGTTGGCATTGCTTGGGGCGTCAAAAACGCCGTTCCCGAACACACCGCCCTGCTGCTCGGCAACTAAAGTCTGGAAGGCCAAGCGACACCGGCGGGGGGTGACTCCCGCCGGTCATAAGGAGGCAACATGGCAGAGAAACCCGAAAAATTTGTCAAGGTAGAAAAAGAGGGCCAAACGATTCAGGTCCACCCCGGGCAGGTTGAACAACATCAACGCCTCGGCTGGAAAATCAGCGAAGACCTCGACGGTGGTGAAGGCCCCGACGCTAACAAAACCCCCGGCGATGGCGAAGAACCCTCGCCGCCGGAAAAGCCGACATACCCCAAAAAGCATAGCGGGCGATGACACACCTGCCCGGCAAACCACCCTTTAACCAGCGCGGGGCCTTATCGGTCCCCATCTCCTCGCGAGAGGCCCCGCGCACCCAGGGAAACCCAATGGCCGACCATTGCATGAACGAGGGACAAATCAGCCTGCTCGGTCAGCGCTGGGCCGACCTCGACAAAAAAATGGACCGCATGGTATCGGCCCTCGAATCCCTAGCCGAACAGCGGATCGAGATCAAACACCTCGACGAAGACCAGAAAGACAGCCGCGACTGGCTCAAGCATCACGAGGAGCGAATCCAGGCCCTCGAAAAAGCGCCAGGCTCCGCCGCCAGCAAATTTCTATGGGTGATGGTCGGTGCCGCAATGACCGTTTTCGCCGGGGTATCCACCGGCATGTTGATGTTTTGGTTCAGAGGGAGACCCTGATGTATATCTGCCGCCACTTCAAAATCTACGAACTGGTCGACGAAAAAACCTTTGACCGCTACGGCCTGCGCGCCTGGGAATTCTTCAACCCCCAGGCCCTCCGGGCCCTCGACAATCTCCGCGAGTTTTGCGGCTCACCCATCACGGTTAATAATTACCACTCCGGCGGACCATTCCAGTTTCGGGGTTTGCGGCCCAGAAGCTGCGACGTTGGTGCCGATTTCAGCCAGCACCGTCTCGGCAATGCCTTTGACTGCGACGTCAAAGGTGTGCGGCCAGAGCTGGTCAGGCAAGTCATACTCGACCAGCCGGACCACCCGCAGTTCGCCCTGATCAACTGCATCGAGGGCAACGTCAACTGGCTGCATTTTGACTGCCGGAATATCCCCGATCGGATCAGGATCGTTTACCCTTAGGGAGACCCACCCATGGATTTGATCGGCATCGGCACCGCAGCCGTCGGAGTTATCGGCAAAGTCATCGACAAAGTTTTTCCCGACCCGGTTCAGGCCGCCCTGGCCAAGGCCGAACTGGTGAAGCTGCAGCAGGACGGCGAGCTCAAAGAGCTCGAAATCCGCATGTCGGCCATCATCGCCGAAGCGCAAAGCAAAGACCCCTGGACCAGCCGCGCCCGCCCGTCCTTTTTGTACGTGATGTATGCCCTGATCCTGGCCGCCATCCCCATGGGGGTATTACACGCCTACAACCCGGAACTGGCCGTATCCATCGCCGCCGGTCTGAAGGCCTGGCTTGAAGCCCTCCCCGAGGAACTGTGGTGGCTGTTCGGCGCCGGATATCTCGGCTACACCGGGGCGCGCACCATCGACAAGGCCAAGGGGGCTAAATCATGAAATGGTACTCCTACCATAACGGCCAAAAAATCCCGTACATGCTGGGGGTCCTGATCGGCCTGGACCAGTTCGTCGGCAGCCTCGTACCCGGGGCCGACCTGGACCGAACCATCTCCCACCGCATCGGCGTCAAGCGCGCCAAGCTGGCGATCAAAAAAAGATTCGTCGACCGGACGGATATCTATAATCCGGACGGGTCCATCATCCCCAGCACCCTGTACGATCGGCACGTGAAAATCATCCTGAAGGAAACGCGCCTGTCCTTCTGGCGCCACCCCCTGGAAGCCTCGATCGATTGGTTTTTAGAGCGGATCGATTCCGGGCATTGCATCCGCGCGATAGGGAGCTGACCCCATGGCCATCGACATCAACGAAATTATGATTGCCGCCCTGGCCGACTGGGGCGAAAACGTCACCATCGGCGGGGTTTCCGTCATCGCCATGTTTGACGAGCCCTTCGCTTCAGCTTCGCCCTTCGGCCTCGGCGTCGAATCCTCAGGGCCGATGCTGCTGTGCAAGACCGCCGATCTGCCAGGCGATACCGACCACGGCACCGCCGTCACCGTGCGGGGCACCGCCTACACCGTCAGTGGACGCAAAGACGACGGCATGGGCGGCAGTGAACTCACCC